CACACTAAGTAAGAGGCATATACAACCCGACAGACAGACACATATAAACCCAGACACACACACACACACACACACACAGAAACACACATAGCCACACACAGTGATCCACAATATTATTTGATGTCATCATTTACCTATTGCTGCCTGTACTGGTATATTGAAAATAAAAACATAAGGTTAAAAACAATTCTAGCTTGTGGTATTATTGTTCTTTTTAATGCGGGGATGAGCGCGGATGCTGCAATTAACACAGAAGTTGAAACGATTATTTATTCGTACTATATCTATTTTGTTTTACTTCTTCATTTATATCTCATCAGTACACTATTTAGCTGGAAACTCGTTAGGAAAAATATGGGGGAATTCATTAGAGCTACTGGCATTATTAGTGGTATTAGTGACGCTTTTGCATTTCTTTGGTATAATTCTATCATCATCACAAAGAAAACGAGTTAAGCATGAACACAACCGACCAGCTTTTAGAAACATTAATAAAGAGTAACACTTCATTAAGTGACAATGTTTCAGGGCTTGCAGAATCCGTAAACTCCCTTGTTGTGATAGATGCAGCTAGGGCAGAGAGAGAAAAAAGCCAAGAGAAAAGTAATAAAAAGTATGATGATTTTATTGATCTAAATACAGAACCATTGACTAGGCTTAGACGCTGGCAATTGAGAGTTGATAAGTCAAGCGATAAGATATTTCTAGTTGTTATATTGGCGATTGGTTCACTTTTAGGCTTTAACTATCTATCTTAAATAACATCACAATAAGGGTTATACAATGCTAACACTATACATTATAGAAACAGGGGAGTCGGTTAGTCATGCAACTGTTATTGATGTGATCCCCGATGGTATGGCGGTCAAACCTTTTGTGGCACCAGCAGCAACAAGTGAAACGGTATTAAGCCGCGATGATTTTTTGGATTTATTCTCAGATGATGAGATGCTATCAATTGTTCAAACCGCGAATACTGATACCAGTATAAAGGACTTCTTAGATGTTCTTGGTTTTCGTGGTCGTGTCCGTATGAATTCGTCAACTACTATCAGTGCTGTTAATTATATGGAGTCAATAGGGTTGATATTCACAGGTAGGGTAGGGGAGATATTGAATGGCTGATTTTCCTTTAGTGGGAAACCGAATCCTTGTAGAATCATTTGGCTTTGATTTGGCAACGTCATCAGGTACCGTTTTAACATCGGCTAGCGGTGGATTAACGGCATGGACTGAGCTTTTATCATCATCGAGTGCTGATGCAGACATGATTGATATATTCATTATGAAAGGGGCTAGTAATAATTTCGGTATATTTAGATTGGATGTTGGAATTGGCGCGCCTGGATCAGAGGTGGTTATACTTGACAGGGTTTTACTTAGTGGTAAGCCAGGAGCGGCGGCAAGCAGTTACCAGTTGGCGCTACCATTTAGCGTACCCAAGGGATCTAGGTTGTCATTTAGATTTGACGCTAGCGCAAGTGGTAGAGAATTGATTTTGGCTGGTGCGCTGTATACAGGTCAGTTTAAATCACAACAGCATTTATGCGAGTCGATAGCTTATGGGTTTAACGGAATAGATGGCGTAGATGTTGATCCGGGAGGGGTAGCAAATACAAAAGGCGCTTGGTTCGAGATTGATGCGGCTATATCTAATTCTATTAATGGGTTTTATGCGTGCTTTGGTGATAGCTCAAACTCGGCGCAGACAACTGCTAATTTTTTGGTTGATATTGCGGTAGGCGCGCCTGGCTCAGAGGTTCTTATTGCTGAAAATGTACCCACTCGGGCAACAACGCAAGAGCTAATGAGAGGGCCAGTATTTGTTGACTCTTTGATCGCAGAGGGTGATCGAGTATCAGCAAGAGCGCAATGCACAATAACGGATGCATCAGATAGATTGTTAAGTATATCAATAACGGGGTTTAGATAATGGCAACAAGTAAAGCAGATGGCTCACAAACTGCCGTAATAAGTACAGAGCATACATTGGCAACAATTACTGATGCTGGTAGTTACGTTTTAGGTGTTGATGTATCTAATCTTGCGTTAGGCGATAAACTTACATTAAGAATAAAAACAAAAGTCAGAAGTGCCGGAACCACAAGAACAACCTATATTGCTAATTACGCCAATCTGCAGAGCACATTAAATATTTTGTCAATCCCTATCGCATCGCCTCATGAATTCGTGGCAACTTTAGAGCAAACAGCAGGAACCGGCAGAGCGTACAACTGGGAAGTAACGGAGCTTTAACAAATGAGTTTACGCCATAGAGGTTATTTTGTACCTGATGCTGCTAGCGGTATAACAGGAACAGTAAACCAAACAACCTCAAGCTTTACTCAATCATTAAGTGGCACAGTATCCGTATCGTTCACGGGAGCCATTAATCAGTCCACGGAAAGTTTCACGCAGTCAGCAAGCGGGGTTGTGGTCGCTGATTCATTTACCGGCACCATTGCACAAACAGCGCAAAGCTTTACCCAGTCACTTGCCGGCACAAACATATTAAATATTGACGGTAGCATATCTCAGTCGCTGAGTTCATTCACTCAAAGCGCAGTAGGTGCAGTAACTTCGGCGGCAATAAGTGGCGCAATTACACAAGCATCATCAAGCTTTACTCAATCTGCTGCTGGTGTTGTAACGGTAAATATTACAGGCGCGATATCACAATCTGCTGGCGCGTTTACTCAATCCGCTAATGGTATTGTGATGGAGGACGTTACCGGGGTAATAACACAAACAATATCAAGCTTTACACAAAGCGCAACCGGCCTTGTTCCTTTGAATATTCCAGAGTCAGACGGACTACTCGGCAACCAATCGCTAGGTAATGGTATATTCGGCACCCAATCGACAGGTAACGGAGTCACTACAACTGCATCTTTCGGCTCGGGAATAACAGGAAAAGGCAGTCTTTAGACAACAATTAAATTAAGTGTTAAAATAGATTTTATTTAGGGGTTTACAATGGAAATTACAATAGCAGCACGAAACGCAGCAGGTACGGCACTAACTGATTTAGTTAATAGTGGCTCAATAGAGATACGAACAGGCTCAAGCCCTGGTGTTGATTCAGCAGCTACCGGCACTTTGTTAGGTACATTACCTTTAAGCGCGACAGCTTTTGGTACTTGGTCGGCAGGAAGCGCGACAGCCAATGCAATAACACAAGACGCTAGTGCAGACGCAACAGGGACAGCGGGTTACTTTAGAGCTTTAAACTCAGGTAGTGGCGCTGTCATTGATGGTGATGTGGGAACAAGTGGTACTGATATGATACTAAATTCAGTAGCTATCACGGCAGGCGCAACAATTGACATTACATCATGGGTTATTAATCATCCAGCATAGGGCTAAACATGGGTAACTTAAACTTTAAAGAAGTCGGCCAACCAATAAGAATTAACTTAGGCGAGGATATTAGTTTATCAACTCCTACTTTAATCTTACAGCCAGAGGTCGGAAAGACCAAGAAGATAACCAGTGGTGTAACTATTCCATCAGTACCAGTGACGGTAGGTAATGAAACACTACTAGCTAATGAGTATGTAGAGTACTTCACTAAGTTAGAAGATTTGGATTATGTGGGTAGATGGCGATTCAAGACTAAACTAGATTTTAGCTCAACGGATATTAGACAAACAGACTATCAAAAGTTTAGGGTTCTCGCGTAAATACAAAATTTAATTCGATACGTTAGCGAGTGGATATAAATTAAATTCGGGATGATACAAATGAGTGAAGCAGGTAGACCATTAAAGTATAAAACAATAGATTCATTAAAGGCTGCTATTGACGACTACTTTGAAACAGATGCGTATATAGATATGGGTGAAACTAAAATGTTTGCTCCTACTATGTCAGGTCTTGCTTATCATCTTGATTTGTCTAGGCAAGGCTTATTAGATTATGATGGAAGGGACGGATTTCTTGACACTATAAAAAGAGCACGTAATAAAGTCGGCGTTGCACTAGAGCAAAGATTGTACGGTAACAACGTAACAGGGATTATATTTAATCTTAAAAACAACTTTGACTGGAAAGACAGACAAGAGATTGAAACCAAAGACACCACACACGAAGTTAGCGACGATGACCTTAACGCTAAGATTTTAGAGTTGATGGAAAAGTTTAAATAATGCTTGCTGAAATGACTAGGCCCGACAAGTTAAATCTTTTAGCAATGCTATCAGAAAAAGCTAGGCGGTCAGAAGTTTATCGTTACAAGAAAATGTACAACGGTTTGTATGGTTGGCAGCAAGAGTTTATTGCTAATACGGAAGAGTTTAGCGCCGTGTGTTTATGTGCCGCTAATCAGATAGGCAAAACTTACACAGGAACATATATCGATTCCATTCATTTAATGGGTGATTACCCTGAGGGATGGGAAGGTTATAAATTCAATCGCGGCATTAAGGCGTGGCTTTTGGGTTACTCTGGAGAAAAGACTAGAGATTTATTACAAAATGAATTGTTTGGCCGTATGGTTGAGGGTAGATTGTCCGGCGGATTAATCCCGCAAGAGTTAATTGTTGATTATAAATCAATGTCTGGTACTAGCGGCGCGTTGCGCGAGGTGAGGGTAAGGCACTCAAGCGGTGGTGTTTCTACCTGTCAATTTTGGTCATACTCGCAAGGGCAGCACGCCTTAATGGGTGATAAAATAGACTGGTATCATATTGATGAAGAACCAAAAGACCAATCCATATATCCGCAAGTATTAACACGGACAGCTAACGGTGATAGCGGTAGGGGCGGTAGAGGTATATTGACTTTTACCCCTGAAAACGGGCGAACTGAATTAGTTATTAAGTTTATGGATACCCCTGGTAAATCACAGTGTTTTATGCAAAAAGGCTGGGATGATGCGCCTCATTTATCAGAGGAAATTAAAGCAAGTTTACTGGAAAGCTTTCCTGTTCATCAGCGAGATATGCGAACCAAAGGCACGCCAATGTTGGGGCATGGTAGGATATATGACCTATCAGAAGATTTTATAACTTGTGATGCATTTGAGATACCTAAACATTTTTATGTCATTAACGCCTTAGATTTTGGCTGGGATCATCCACAAGCGCATTGTCAGTTAGTGTGGGATAGGGATCAGGATATATTTTACGTCACTAGAGCTTTAAAGATGCGACAAACCTCACCCGATGAAGCTTGGGGTAGCGTTAAGGTTTGGGCGAAAGGTATACCGACATCATGGCCTTTAGATGGACTGCAAACAGAAAAAGGCAGTGGTAAGCAGCAGAAAGAATATTATGAAGAAGCAGGTTTTGAAATGCTTTATGACCGGGCAACGTGGGAAGATGGATCTAATGGTGTTGAAGCTGGTTTATATGAAATACGCGACTTAATGCGTAAAGGCAAGTTTAAAGTGTTCTCTGGTTTGCGTGATGTATTCGACGAAATACTGCAATACCACAGGGACGACAAAGGTAAAATTGTTAAGGTACGCGATGATTTACTAGATGCTATT